AACTTGTTCAGCTCTGTCTTGCAAAAGTTGTACCAAACTTTTTTGCTCGTCTGTTTGTTTGTCAGCAGTAATTTGTTTGAGAGGAGATATATCTAAAGCTCCTTCTGTACTGTCTAATGTGCCCGGTTTATCTAGCTGTTTAAATCTTTGGTCTGGCTGACCACTTTTAGTAAGTCTTGTCTTGCCTTCTCTTCTATCTTTTAATCTTTTAGCTTTTAGTCTTTCAGCTTGTTTATTTAATTTTTCTAATTTTTTAGCTTGTTTTTGTCTAGCCTCACTTATCCTTGAGTCCATTACAGATAGAGTTCTTACATCTATTACATTAAACAAAGGCGATAAAACTCTTTTGCCTAAACTTTTTATAGAGCCACTTTCTTTTAGACCTGCGATATCTAATACATTATCAATTGCATCATTTACAAATTTTGTTCTGTTTTTCTTTTCTTGTTCTACGGCAGATTGTGCAGCTTCATTTATTGTAGCTATAGGGTCAAAGTCAAATTTTTGTATACGCTCACCTTGTTCATCTAAAAGTGGATTACCTTGAGCATCTATTTCAAATCCGGCAGCAACTTCAACTTTGTGTGTACTATATATCTTTCCTGTATCTTCACCTACAACTAATACACTTCCATCAGTTTGCTCTTCAAGTTTTAATTGCTCAATAACTTGTAATTCTTTTTTTTCTTCAGGCTCTATAGTCTCTTCATATTCTTCAACCAAATCTTCTTCACGCATTATTGAAGGACCTGTGGTTTGTAGCTCTTCATCTAACTGTTTTCTTTCTTCAAAGATTTCTTTTTCACCACTTTCTTCAACAGCTTGTTTCTCTAAATCAAGAGTATATTTGTTAGCAATAGGTCGTCTACCTGTGAAGCCTCTAACTAATAAGTCAGCTATTGCTCCTGTACCACCACCTACAGTAAAGTCATCAAACATACTGTCACCAATAGGTATCTCGTCACTATAAAGTCCACGTGCTACAGCGTCTTGCATAATACTTGCCATAGTTTCTTGAACAGCCTCTACAGTACCTGTGCCTAATGCTGACCTAATACGTGCAGCTACATCTAAAACTTCGCCATCACTTTTAGTAATTTTTCTTAAAAGTCTGTCAGGTGCAAATAGTTCTGTAAGACCTATAACACCACCGGCAGTTTCTGCAGCAAATTCTTGAAATGGACTAACCTCTTCTCCTAGCTGTCTAGCTTGTTCTATCCTGTCTCCTTGTTCTGATATACCCAAAGGCACAGCTAATGAGGCACTAGCAATCGTAGGTCCTCTTTGGACAGCTCTAATCATTTTATCTATCTTTTGTATTTCAGATAGCTCAGTTGCTTTTGCTCTTAGATTGCCTAACCTCCTTAATTTTTCTGAAGTATTTAATACTTTAGCTGCACCAAATCCCGGAACAAAGAAAGAAGCAAAACTACCAAGACCTTGTCCTAGTTTAGTAGTGTACAAATCTTCATAGCCTTCTTCTGTAGGTAATAAAGTTTCATTAAGGTATCTTTGCATACCTCTAAGTCCTTCACCGATAGCACTATCATTACCACTATCAAAGAAGTTTACTAATCCTTCTGCACCTCCAAGAAATCCTCCGGCTAAACCTTTGACAACTCCTTTACTAAACTCACTAACCCTGCCACCAATAGTAGGGTCTATCTCTTCTTTATATGGAACGTAATAATCAGGATATTGTTCTGCTAAAAAGTTTTGTAAACCAATGACATATTCTCTAGAAGGATTATCTTCTATCTCTATATACTTGCCATCTGGTAAATTAAATCTTTGCATTATTTAGTAAAGTTTACTCCTCCAACACCGGTGCTAGGACTTACCATTGCATTACCTGACTGAAGATAACTTTCTAGTTGACCTAAATATAATTTAGTTTTTTCTGGGTCTATACCTATTGTTGGGTCTTGCAATAATTCAAGTAGCAACTTCGCATTTTCCTGTGCTATTTGTCGCTCTTTTATATCATTACTTCTCATTCTAGCTCCTATATCTTGCAGACTAGAAATGATTTGTATTTCGCTTACAACATCTGCACGTTTAGATTTTAAGAATTCGGCATCTTCTTTTCTATCAGCAGCAGATTTACCAATTGCTAAAGCTGTTGCATCAGCAAAGCCTTCCCCTATGCCTGATAGATTAGTTGCACTACCAATATTCTTAGCTAGTGTAGAAAGTATTAAAGCTTGTTTTTCTCTGTTTCTTTGTTCTTCAGAAGGTGGAGTCAAAGCAGTAGAAGGTAAACCAAATTTACCCATTTGACCTTTGACTATATCTGTAATGTTTTGTTGCTCTGTTTGCTCTGTTGTTTCAGGAGTGTTCTCTTTAATAACAGGAGGTTTAAAAATACTACTATCACTTCCATCTGCACTAACAGGAGCTTGTGGCATACCTAGTGCATCAAAATCTATACTTGCCAAACCACTTTCATTATATTCCTCAACCTTTGCTTTTAAATCTTCAGGATTATTTACAAATGTTCTAAGAAGATTTCTTTTTACTGTTTGTGAATTTTGAGCTGTATTACGATTTCCTAGTCTAGGAGAATATTCTGTATTATAAAGATTAGTAAATGTTCTAGCTAAATTAGGATTACCGGCTATTCTTTGAAAGCCTTGTTGCTCTGCTAATGTCAAGTATCCGGTAGCAGGAGCAAAAACATCTCTATACATAAAAGCTAAATCTGTATTAGCACCTGTATTGAAGCCAAGCAAACCACCTTTATTCATGCCCATTTGTCTTTGGCGTTTTTCATTCATGCTTTGTTTCATTCTAGCTACTGAAGCATCATACTCAGACTGAGGCATAAACCTTCTGCCTTGCCCTTCACCTTCAATTAATCTAGCTAACATTAACAAAGGTCTATACTCACCTCTTCTAAATTTATCTTCGCCCATTACAGCGTCTGACTCTTTAAGCCTTCGATACTCTGCATCAGAAACAATATAATCTTTAGGAGTTAGTGGAGGAAAAATTCTTTTACCTTCTTGATACTCTCTTTCATTTTGTCTATATCTGCCTTGTTTTAATAAAGCTTCTTGAACTTCTTGTCTTGCTCTTTCTTCTGCATTAGACATAGCTGTAATGCCTTTGTCAGCATAACCTGTTATGCCTCCTTCTTTCATAGCAATAGCTTTAAGAAGTCTTTTAAATCCACCAGACTGCCTTAATGCTTCTAAACCATAAAGTTCATTGCCTTCTTCATCATAGACTGTTGGTCCGGTGTATTCCATTTTACCACCACCTAAGTAGCCACCGGCAGCTAAACCGGAGGCAGGTATTCCTCTATCCTCATATACAGTTTGGGAGGAGGGGGGGAGAGAAATGTCTGCTGACATTCCTTGAGGCATACCTGCCAAGCCTTGTGGTTGTGCAAACTCTGACACTACTTCTTGAGCGACAGTAGTATTAGGCTTAGGTTGCATGACCATGTTCTCTAATTGTGTTCTTCTTTGTATTTCAGACAATACTAAGTAAGGAGGATATTTCATATCTCCTTGTTCCATCATACGTACTAACTCTTCTTTAGGAACGTATTCTAATTCTTCTGCTGCTTGTACTAAATTTGACATTATGCTCTGCCTCCTCCTTGTGTAGCTCTATACAAACCAAGACCACCTAATCCTGCAGAAAGTGCAGTTTGGAAAAGTCCGGGTTGTTGTGTATATGTGCTAACTGATTGGTCAGGTTTAATAGGTACACCCTGTAATATAGAACTTAAATAATTAAGTTGGTCTCTAGTGTAATCTCTTTGACGAGTGAAATCATCATAACCAATATCAAGACCTGCTTGTCGCATAGCTCTTTCTTGTTCACCTATTTGTGCAAGAGCAGCTATTCTTCTTAGAGCGTCATCTTGTATTGTGCTACCAACATCTGTCATTAGCTGTTGTTGTTGCAAACCAAGTTTACCTGCACCTTGGTCAACTAGTGCTGCTTTTTGTGCAAGTTCTTCTTGTTTTAAACCTAGCTGTTCAAACAGTTGTTGCTCTGCTAAACCGGTTTGCCTTTCTGCTTGTAATTGTTTCATGGCATTTTGGAAAGCTAAGTTGCTACCTTTAAGTTGTATATCGTCTAATCTTTGACCTAGTCCTCTTTCACGTTCAGCTTGTAAGATTGCTTCTCGATACCCACCTAATCCACCAGACTGTGCAGCCTTAGACTCTATTTGATTAGCTAAAATTTCTGAGTCTCTTCTTGCTTCTCGTTTTGCAATGTCTGTGACACCTTGTTGAAAAGGATTAGTAAATCTATTTATGCCTTCTTCAAAGGATACTCTTTGATATGGGTCAACAGAAAATCTTCTGTCATACATAGAGTCTCCTCTTTGAAAAGCAGTTGGGTCCATTGCAGATAAATTTTGTGCTGCTTGATTGTATAAATCAGGAGTGCCTTGTGTAGCAAACCCTCTTGTCATAGCTTGAGCTAATCCTTCATCAGCACCAAACTCTGCAATACGTTGTCCTCCATAAGGAGTGTATCCTTGTAAACTTTCTCCCTCAGCCCTACTTAATAACCTAGTAAAATAAGGCTCTGCATAAGAGGGCAGTTTAGTTTGTACAATCTCTTGTTTGGCAGGAGTACCACCACCACCTTTAAATTTTCTCATCTTCTACCTCGAAATTATATTCAATGAAAATCGCTAACTTAGACCAATCTCTATCTTTAACCCAATTCCAAAAACCTGCACGACCTATACCTTCAATGCCATCACAACCATCTCTTTTTCCTACTTCTTCTAAAGCATCAAGAACAGTTGGTGCCCAACCTTCCATGTTATTACCTGTTATATGCTCTACGCTCAACATAGTTTTGCCTGTTGGATAAACTATTTTTTGTGTGACTGCAATACCACGTATATCAAATGAGCCTGTATCATAAATAATCCAAAGCCTATGACTGCCATTTAAACAATCATAAAAAATATCTTCTGGTCTAATACGACCATTAGAACGTTTGCAAGATTTTTCTAAATATTTTTTAGCTCCTTCCCAAATTAATATGAGTTGGTCGTTGTTTACTATAGAAAAATCATATTCACCCGAAGGCTCTTGATTTAATGCTACGTTTGTCATGCAGGAAATACCTCGTTAAAGTCAATTGGTTTTACTTGTGCTGTTGTGCCTGTACCTTTCTGTCTTATCTTATCCATCATGTTATATAACTTAGCAGCACCAGAGTCAGTATCACCACCACCTAAAATAGAAACTACATCTGCAGGAAAAATAAACTCTCCTTGTGAAACAGCTACAGTCTCGCCACCCATGTCTGCCATGACATCATCAGCTTGACCACCTTGATTGTTGCCTTCTATTTTACCTTCTACTAATTGTGCTGAAGGTGTGTTTTCTAAAAGCACGGCTTGTCTAAAGGCACTATAAGCTTCAGCACCATATTTATCTATAAACTCAGCTACAACGCTGTCATCTTCTGACCTACCTTCAATGTAATCTCTTACTTTATTCATTAACTCAAGGTCAGTTTCTCCACCCATATTAAATTGCATTGAGCCAAGATTAGGTATGTTGGCTAAACTTGCTACTGATGTATCTATACTAGGCACGAAGTTATATGAGGCTTCTGCTGTATCAACTTTTTCTAGCATAGGTGGTGCAATACCTGTGTACGCTTTAAATGGGTCTATAGTCTGTGACGGCATTGGTGTATTCATTGGAGCACCGAAACCACCTAAAGAAGTTTGTGGTGTCATAGCCAACTCTCTATTTGCTACTTCTGGTCCTTGATTTATTGCAGAGTCAGTAGGCGTTCCTAAATTTTGGAAAGGGTCAATAATATCGTTAGGATTAAAGTTTGTTGCAATCTGTTCACTTGCAGGAACGTTAAGAGTGCTTGGGTCAAAATACAAAGCTTCAGGATTTATTCCCGGCATAAACTCTGGATTTACCGGTACAGTTTTTCTTTGTGGTGCAGTCCTTACTACTTCTCCACCTTTGTTATATCCTGTAAGTCCACCAATAGCTGAATATAAAATTGGCTCAGGATTATTAAGATAGTTCATTCTTCTTTCTTCTTCTGCTGCCATATCTCTAGCAAGAACATCTCTTTCAAAAGCTTCTTGTGCTTGTGTTATAGCTAATCCACCACCACCAATTGTAAGAGGAATGTATGCTCCGGGTTGAGAAGCTCCTGTAGCAAGAGCATCAAACCCTGCTCTAGCTCCTCCTTGGAATGGAGTGGTAAATAAGTCTTGAGCTCCACTAGCAAATGAAGAAGCAGGATTAGTTAATGTAGGTAATGCAGCTTCTGCTGCTGAAGTCGCTGCAATTTCTGCTCCTTTTATTGCTGCTTCACTACCTGCTGTACTTAGTGCTTCACCTGCAGCTTGTTGTAAAGCTTCTTTAGTGACTAAGTCAGCAGTTGTATCCATACCTGCTTTTAAGATTGCTTCATTAGCAATATTGGCTGTTGCGTCTGTAGCAGCTTGTGCTCCTTTAGCAGCAACATTTGCTCCTTGAAGTATTGAGCCTAAGCCATAACTTGTAAGACCTGCCATTAAACCTTTTTTCAAATCACCTTCTAGTATTCCGGTTGCAAGACCTGAGCCAAGACCTGCACCTACAGGTCCACCAAACACACCACCTACAATACTTGCTGCAATAGGTATTGCGTCCCTCAAGCTAAATGCTTCAGGCAATCCTGTCTGTGGATTTATAGTCATCTGACCCATTTGTGCTAACCCTGCAACTTCAGATGGAGCCATATGTACTAATGTGCTGTCTCCAAACCTTCCTTGTTGAGCTATGTTTTTTACTTGGTTTTGTATACTCATTATCTTTCCTCTAATGTTTCACAACCAAACGCATTGAAACTAAAGTCTCCGGTACTTGCGTATACTCTTATTTTATCAGCCTCATTAAGAGTTATGCCAATAACAATCGTATCGGAAGTATTTGCGTTTACCGATTTGTCATAAAATAAATACTGTGGATTAGCAGTTGTTGCTCCTGCTACTGCCACAGATATTCTATAAGTTCCTGTACTACCTCTATTACAAACAACTATAGAACTTACAGTTGTTTGTGTTTGAGCAGGTACTGTATAAAAATCTGTTTCTGTAGTTGCACTAGGAGCTGACTGTCCTAATACTTTTAAACTATCAGACATTTCCTTTAGACCCCATTAATAAAAACTGATGTCTACGCATAGCTTTTGAAACTATTGCTGACTTCAATTCATCTATCAAACCTATGTCACTATGTATGTCTTGTATTATTTGCTCAATAGTTCTTCGAGTAATCAATTCGTTATCCATTACATATTCAGGTGTTGGTATAGGTAAAGGTATAGAAGTTTTATTAGCCATTATTTTTCTCCGTCAGCTCTTATATCTAATCTCAAGTCACCGAGTCTCCAACCAAAATCTCCTGATGTTGATTGTATTTTTAGTGCTGTTTGTCTAGACCTACCTCTTGTACTTACAAAAGTAGTAGATGGAGTCACGCTAGATGTAGACAGTATGCTTAAATTTTCTAAAGGATATTTTCTTCCTCTTAAAATAAAATCTACTGTGTCATTAGAACTAGTAGACTCAAGGAATTTTAAATCAGGTATGACTTTAGAAATAAACATTAGCTGTTCTCCGGCAGGGTCTAAATCAAAGTCTGCAGTTTCTACATATGATGTAAAGCCTGAGCCATCTGCTAAATTGCCATCTTCTTGATTGTATAAATAATTAAGATTTGTATTATCTAATTTACCTGCAGCTAAAGGAAAATCTAAAGTAGGTGCTTGTGACCAAGCTGTTCTTGTATAACCATCTGCTGTTGTACCAACTGCCCAAGCATTTTCTAAATAATTATAGGAAACATATCTATCTATTTCGCTACTACCTGAAGAAGGATAAAACCAAATTATTTCATTAAAAGCAGAATTGTTTGCAGCAAAAACTTTATACTTTTGAGATTGATTAAAGTCACTAAAAACATAATCTAAAACTGTACATGGCAACTTACCCACACTACCTTCAGCTTTATAAAAAGCTCCATCGTCCATGAAGAAAACTGCTGTACCTACAGCTATTCCTGCATTAGGTCCAATCATTCCTAAACCTGTTGCAACCTCATTAAAAGAAAAATAAAACGGAGACCCAACAAATCTCATAGAAACTACACTTGTATCTGTAAACACCAAAGTTTCTTGCCTAGTTGGTATAGCTCCAATAATTTGACTTCCTGAGGATAGCTTAACTCCACCGGCACTATTGGTTGCTTTGGGTGTCCAATCTAAAAAAGACTCAGAGTCTGACCATCTTACAAATAAAGGGTCTACTACAGCAGAGCCTATAGGATTAGCACCAAAAGCTATACAATGTCTATCTACATCAGAAATCATTACCTGCAGTATTGCAGTTGGAATATCACTAGCTCCTCCTAAAGAACTTGCAAGAACTGCACGAGTTGTGACTCCATTACTTTCGTCCCACAAATAAAGTGGACCACCTCTAGGTGCTGCTAAAGTATCTTCTCCAAAATTATCTATTGTCCAAAGTCTTAGTTGACTGTTTAATGCAATAGGATTTGTACTACCAAAACCACCTGCACCCCAAGGACCTGACCCCCAACCTGAGCCTGAAACAAATGTATCTAGACCACCGGTAATTTGATATGTACCAACAGTATTAGACCCACCTGACTGACCTACATCATTTGCAGTAGCTGTCGCAGTAGCTGTAATCGTATATGTATTTGCAGTTGGTGTTGTTTGTATTTGATATTCTTTATTTAAAACTGCTGCTGTTATATTACCACCTAAACTTTGTGCTCCACTAAAAGTGACAAAGTCCCCCGGATTAGCTCCATGGTTTGCATCAGTCACAGTAAGAGTGCTTGAGTTTTCTGTTGCTGCAAAGGTCACATCTCCTGCAGCAGTAGTAAGCCGTATAGGAGTAATATCATTAAAAGCATTACCTTCTTTAACATAAAGCTTTTGATGTGTTCCAAGAATTGTGTAATTAGTTAAACCGGTGTCACTATAGTTATGTATTTTTCTACAAGTGCCAACAAAAGTGTTTGTGCTATTTTTTGTCCAACCATTAATCTTTTCAGGCACACCTTTTCTAAATCTTATTTTGTCTGAGTCAACATAGCCACCATCTGCAGCATAGGCTGTAGACTCTTTATTTATTCCGGGTTTGAACTGAAACTTTACTAATGCCATTTACACCTCATGCCATTGCTCTCCTTGAAATAAAAGAGCTTCTGCTTCACGCCTTCTTACTAATCCATTAAGTACCTCTCCTCCTGCTTTGTTCCATCTTTTCATTTGATACGGAACTTCTTCATACATACCTTTATTTAAAACTTTTAGCATTGTAGAACTAGCTAAGTTTGTTGGTCCTAAGTTATATGTCCAACACACTAGTGCATCAAACTGACATTGCTCTAATTCTACATCTACTAAATCTTCTACATAGCTTTCAAACTCTTCAAGTTCTATTTCTAAAAAAGCTTCTGCTTCTTCTTTAGATATTTCCATGCCTTCAAAAACATCTTTGGTATGACCCCAACCTATTGTCCATATACCAACACTATCTTGATAGGCTTTAAGTTCTAAGCCTTCAAACTTTTTAATAAGAGCAATGCCCTCTTTAGATATTTTCATTTTCTTATTCCTCGTTGGTAGTGACTTTTCTATAGTAGACCACCACTTCTTTAAGTTCATTTATATACCTCTTTAGTTCTTGCATATTGTAAGCCATCAACTCGTAGTCAGGAATTGACATAGCTACAAAGACTATTCGTCCTTCTTCTTTTTTTACTCTTTCTAAAAATTCATCAACATTAAGCTCTGACACTACAAACCAATATGGCTCATTAAGATTTATCTCCCTCGGCATAACCGGTTGAGCTATTGTTCTTTCTATAGGTTTGCTTAGTATGTCAACTTGTTTAGGGATTAGACTGCAACTGTAAGCCGTCATCAAGACTATCAATAATACGGCTATCTTGTTCAATGCCATCAAATACTTCTTTTGTTCCATTGTTCACCCTCTTTTCTATTAATCCCGGTTTAGCTGCTGCTAACTTGCTGAGATTATGTCGTTTGAAAATATCAAGATACCTATTCATTTCTTGTTGAATTTCTTGATTTCTTGATTGTAGTTCTACTAATCCTCTTGTTTGCATTTCAAAATCTTGTTGCATACTCTCAATAGCTTCTTTTTGTTCTTGGTCTCTCAACTCATAAGCTCTATTCAAAGATTGCAAAGAAGAATTTTGCCAATACAAAAATCCACATATAGAAATTAAAACTGCTATTACACCTAATAAAATTTTACTCATTGACCACAAACCATAAATAAATCATCAACGACCTGACAACTATCTCCTTCATTTAAAGTAATAGTTCCTTCTGTTGGTTTACCTTTTTGTACTACGAATTCATTAGTATTTTCATCAAACGCAACAATTGTTTTTGTACAGCTTATTACTAATAAAAATGTAGTTAAAATTAAAAATATTTTTTTCATTGACTTTGCCTTATTACTATTACAGAAGAGCCACCACCATTTACTTTAACTTGATTAGTGACACCATCTTGTTCTAAAACTACTAAGTAGCTTTCTCCACTATCTATTTGTATAGAAGTAGATGACGCTACTGACCTTGTTAATTTAACTTCCTGCCCAGAAACTATTGTAGTTATTTGTGTTTTCTGGTCTTGTCCTATTGTAGTCCCCTCTATATTTACTGCTGAAATTGTTTGAGTTAATTCTTCTTCATTATCTAAAACATCTAGCTCAGTAATTATATCTAACAAATCCTCTAAAAAATTTACATTCAAAGCGTCATAGTCTAATTCTGTAAACTCAAGTTCATCTTTATCTAATGAGTCATCAGCTAAATAATCTACATCTAATTCATCAAAATCTAACAAGTTGTCTTGTTGTTTGCTTTCAGTATTTTCATCTATATCTTTTTCTTCTTCAGGTGGAGCAATCAACAACATATTGTTTATAAAATCTAAAGATAAATCTAAGATAACCGGATTACTTGGTGGAGCTTCAAATACTCTGGTTGTTGTTGCTTGATAAGGTTTATTAAGTATTACTGTACCCATTGCTGTTGTCACAGATATCTCACCTGATGGGTTGCCATCTTCGTCAGGCAATAATATAAACAAACTCTTACCTGTATCTGGCTCTACTGTTATTGTAAAGTCTGTGCCTCTAATACCTACAACTGCACTATTTGTTGTTAGCTTTATATTTTTTTTAGATATTTTATTTGTAAGACTTGAAGTAAATCTTGCTGTACCTTTTACAAAATTTAAAGCTAATCTAGAATTATCTGGGTTTGGGTCAAATACAAATTCATCTATAACAACCATTGAGTGTTCAGTAATCCGAATACTCGTGTCGTCTATAAATCTTATACCCATACGACCTGCTTCTGTTTGTGCTTTGTCGTAAGACTGTATGCCAAAGTCTGTAATTACATCATAACCTTTGTCACGTTCTATTCTGGCATATCCTGATACTTGTTCTACAGTTCCTATATCAACAGCTTGTGCTTGTGCCTTGGTCGTTTTGATTGACACAGAAAGTACCATTAGAGCCGTTAGAAGTAATCTTGAGCCAATCATTATCAAGTGTGCTTTGTTGTGTGACATTTATTGTTCTTGACCCTCCTGTATGAGTCAAATGGAAATATGCTCCCTGATAGCCGTCACCATCAAATGTCACAGTATTATCAGACCCATCTATGTTCATATAGTTTGTAGCTAAGTCTTGGTCAATTGCAGATGTAATTGAATTGTTAGAGCCGTTTATTGTCCAATCTAAATCTAATGTAGAAGCTTGTGCATTAGTTGCTTGGCTAAAAGTAAAAGCATTTGATGACCCTGATACTTGTACATTTACATTAGAACTGTCTGCACCATAAGTATTATTAGGGTCTGTCTGTATAGCAAATGTATTAGAGTCTCCGGTAAATTCAAAAAAACCTGTATAACTATCAGCATATATATCGCCTTTAAATATATTTGAATTTCCTAATTGGTTTACATCAAGTGTCATTGTTGCACCATCTAAGTCTAATGGTGTCATAGTACCTGATACAGCAGAAGCTCCACCGATTAAGTTTCCAGACCCAAGCTGCTCAATATCTATATTTGCCGTAGCTCCTGCTTGGTCTATAGATATTTCATTGTCTGTAGCAAAAATATTTATACTTATAAAAATAATTACTGGTAAATACTTTCTCATTCTTTATAGCTCCAATATTGTTTTTGAATTCCTTTTTTGATTGTAGCAAGGATAGCCTCTTCAATAGCTGCCTGAACTGCTATCGTCACGCTTTCATTTTCTACATCACCATTTTCTATTTCAATCAATTCGGTTTTATTTTCTATAAATCTAAAAGCGTCTTGATTAGTACCAACACTTAATATCGTTTTAGATACTGTGACTTCTATAAGAACTCTGCCGGTCAAAACAGATACAGTTCTCAAAGATAATGTGACAGTATCTTGTCTATATTGTTTTGATAAACCTATGCCTAAAAGTCTAGCTCCACGACCTCCACTTCTTGTATTGGTTTCATAGCCGACTATAGCTCCTTCCATAATCAAACCTGCAAAAACTAGTGGTTTTAATTTTTGTGGGTCATCAAATGTTTCTCTAGTACTTCTTATTAGTTGTCTTTCTTTAGTAAGATTATCTAAACCTATTCTTTCTACAACTTCAAAAAACTCTCCGTTAGATACAGCTTTTAAAGTCTTTATCAAAAGCACATATGGTGCTTGTGTGACTGCTGTGCTAAACGTAGCAAAATTACTATTACTTCTTCTTTGTCCTGTTTGGTCTGTAAAAGATGTTGGGTATATAGCTACTATAGGCTTTTTTACTGCCGGTAAAATAGTTTCTATTTCTTTATTAATAACTCCAACTCTTTCAGCATACTTTGAAATCTTTTGATTTTGTAAAGCATCATCATAAAAGACAGTACAGCTAGAAAGTAAAACTATTGAGAGGGAAAGTAATAACTGTTTGTTTATTAGCTTCATTGGTGACTGTCAAAGTTATATTGGTTTCATCAACCTTATAGTCAATAGTGTTCCCCTCAAGTTCTATTGTGCCGTTATCTTGTGCTTCTTCTCCGAATAATTTATCAACTAATTGTTGAGATAATTTTGCATAAACTCTTGTTTCAAAGTTTCTTATAAATCTTGCAGTTGTAGTATTTTGTTCATCTCTTTCTGCTTGTTCTATTAAAGCTTCTACTTCTTCTTGTAATGTTTTGTATCTAGTGTGTTCTTGATTTTCTATTGTTAAATAGTGTTGAGATGTATTTACACCTGAAAAACTTGGAGACTTAAATTTAAAATTCATTTCATCTGCTAATGCTAGATTTACACAAAAAGCTATAACTATAAATAATCCAACATACATACAAATAATTAGAGCTAAGTCTTTTTGCTCTGCTTTTTTTCTTGCAGCTACTTCTGCTTTAGAAGGTCTACCTCTTTTTCTTTTAATCTTTTCTTTGGTCATCTCTATCTGCCTTTGCTATTTTATCTTTTTGTACTAATTGTGGCACACCTAACATTGTTTTTAATAATGTATCTTGTCTTATTATCTCATTGTCTACACTTCTTACTCTATCTATAAGTGATACCAAAATGCTTTGTTGAGAGTCTAGTTTCTGTTGCAATCTACCTTCCATAGCTTTTAGTTGTTCATTTACTTTGTCATCAACTACATCAATCTTAGACTCCATGCCATCTATAATTCTATTTATTAACTTCCAAACAAATATACCAAGACCTAAAGCTGCAGCTACAGGAAATCCTAACTCAGTTATTAGTCTTACTATATCGTCCATTATTCAATAGGCTCAAACAAACCAAGCTCAATTAGTTTAGTTCTGTTAGCTTGATGTACTGCTTCAATAGCTGCTTTATTTTGTCCAAAGTATTTTGCTGCCATATAATTTTCTACCATAGCATTATTTATATCTACGCCATCACAAACTATTGTTCCTAAAACTCTACCAAACTTTCCTCTAGAGTCTCTAAGTTCTGTACGTATAATTACAGTATCTGCTTTTTCTATAGCATTACCTAAAAATTTAGCAGCTAGTTTGCCTCTAGCTTTTTCATCTTTGTTTCTTGTTCTAGACTCAGGAGTATCTATACCAAAAAGTCTTACTCTACTTTTGTATAAAACAGAAAATCCTAAATCAAGAGTAGCGTCTACAGTATCTCCATCTACTACTCTGTCTATTGTGCATTTATATTCGTACATTATATTTTCTCTTGTTTCTTAAATATCTAAGATAAGCTTTCATATTTCTTTCAGCTCTTCTTTTCAAATAAAATTTTAATCCTAACAAACCTAGCAGGAATGAAATGTTTAAGACTATTACAAAAACTAACTCGCTATTCAATGCAAGACTTTGTTTTCGTCTGCCTCCCACATTGACTCTAATAATACCGAAACTAAACTGTCTAGTTCCCCAACTACCTCTACACCTAAATCTGCAGCAGAGTCCTCTGCTATTTGCCAAGTCTCAGCTACTATAGTAGGTCCTGAGTATCTTTTTTTATCATGTATAAATTCTGTAATAAATAATTTCATACAAACCTCGAAGTTATTTCTATTGCTGCCATACCTGCATATAAACCATATATAAGCAATTCAATACGTACAAATCTTTTAGAGCCTTCTTCTAATCTTTTTTCTAAATTTTCATATCTAATAGTACATTCTCTTTCATGTGAATGTATTTTATTTAAAGCTTCATCTTTCATGCTATGTCCAATGTACGTAATTTGTTTGACTATTTTGATAATAAACTGTGTTCCAAGAAGGTGGTGCATAATACACATATTTTGTTTGACCTGTTGTAGAAGGTTGACCCGGCACCCAATATGTTGAATAAAACATAGTTGCTCTTGGAATTGTTAGTTGTCCACCAATTGTTTTAGTATGTCTCATAGTATTCCAATTACTATTAGCTCTTCTTTGATTAAATGTGACTTCTAAACGAGCTGTAGGAGAAATACCCGTTATTTTTTGATATGAAATAGATGAAGAAAAATAAGCTCCTGACCAACCGGTATATGTAGCAGGAGATAAAGAGCCATAGTTGCTATTTCCATAAGGTACTAAAGCAGGATAATTATACCAGTTAGGTATACCTGCAGGAGAGATAGTGACAGGTGCATTTACATAACCATCTGTATTGGAATAATAGCCACCAAAAGGAACATAAACCATTGTATGCGTTTGTGTAGTTGTTCCTGTTGCAGGAATTGCAGCTGGAGGTGCAGAAGAAGCTCCATACCATTCAGTAAAAGCCATTTGCACACTAGCTGATTTATTTATCAAAGAACGTATTGGTGCAGAGTTTATATTTGATTGTGTGCCTGAGGTACCACTTGCCTCAACGTGCATTTCATTTAGAGTTATTTGTCCGGAACTAGGTAATGGCATTAGTCAGTTTGCTCCGGTGTTTTATTTGCAATTAAAATATTTTCCATTTCACGTATCAATTCTCTATTACCACGAACTTCATCAGCTAACTCATTAACTGCTGCAATTAATACAGCAGTAAGTTTTTCATACTTTACTGCCATATATCCATCGGAACGAGTAGTAGTAAGCTCAGGAAATTGTTTGGCTACTTCTTGTGCTATGACACCTATATCACTTCCTTCATATGCTTCTTGTTTATCATTCCAATCAAAAGTCACACCTCTGATTTTGCTCAATCTTTCTAATGGACTTTGTATATCTTTTATATTTTCTTTTAACTTTTCATCTGATGAATAGTAAGCAACAACATCATTATCAAATCTGCCTATACCTGCAGAAGTTAATTCTACAACTACTGTATCAGAAGCATTTCTAAATAGATGACTTCCATCTGCTTTTAAAATAGTCTCGCCACTATTTGCAAAATAAATTCTTTGGTCGCCCTCGCTCGAAGTTTGCCAAGCATTAACAGTATTGCCTAGCTTTGAATTTAATTGTGTTTGTATTGCTGACGTGACTCCATTTACATAACCTATCTCTGTAGACGTTGTAGTTGCCGGTGTGACATCTCCACTACCATCTGAAACCAAAGCTCTATTAATAGTTAGGTTTGCCATCTTGCTAAAAGCAATGGCAGCATTAGCATCTACACTAGCATTGACAACTGCGTCTGAAGCTAATTGGTCTGCACCAACTGCATCATCTGCAATCATAGCTTGTTCTACTGCATCGTTAGCTATAGTTAGTGCTCCATTCCCTGCTATGGTTGCGTCTCCACTCATAGCTACAGGATTAAAGTTAGTGCCATCTGCAATTAACATATGACCACTAGTATTAGTACCCATTTTTAAATCGTCACCTTCTATAGTTAGGTCACCACTCAAAGCTAAATTATTTAAGCCATCATAAACAGAAGCACCTGTACCTGCTCCATCTAAAAATAATAATTTGCAACTGCCATTAGGAACAGTCACAGAAGCTCCAGAGCCTTGTTTAACAACTATAGATTGACCACCGGTTGTTGAGTTTTCTACAAATAAAACTTTAGATACAGTTCTAGGTAAGACCTCTAAATCTTTAGACGCAGTAAGTCCACCATTAACTGTAGATGTGACTTTGATATACATACCTCTATATTTGTCAGAAGCTCCATTTGCTATGGTCACTTGTGTATTTGCGTCTGATGTAAATGTTGCGTCTGTTTGATATGAAAAAGCTTCTGCTATCAAACGTAAATTTAAATTAGTAGTGTCACCCCATGTACCACTTTGGTCACCGGTTGCCATTTCATTTAAACGCAAATCGTTATCATATGTACTTGCCATATTGTTCCTCTTTTAAAAAATTATGCTACGTCAGTCCAATCAGGATTTTGAGTTGTATTAACTTCAGAATATCCTGCAGATTGACTATCATTAACGGGTGTATAGTTTGGTGTTTGGTCATCATTAACCAGACTCCAAATATTTATAATACCTAAACTGCCTCTTGTGCTTACTGCCGAAACACTAACCTTACATTCAGGAATAACTAATACTGTACCTACAGAAGCAGAACTGCTTAAACCTGTTATAGGTAATACATTAACAGTTTGTAAACTTATAGAGCCTAGTGCAGTTGTAGCTGTTGCATCTCCTACTTGTGCTGCTGTGATATTACAGTCTCCAATAATTGTTTCTTCTCCAAGAGCTAAAGTTTTTCCTGATGAAGATACACCTTGCACAGAGCCACCAAATACTACAGCATTTCCAACAGCAGAAAGTCCAACTACACCTGTGACATTAACAACAGCACCTGCTGTATTTTGTATTGCTCCTAAAGCTGAAACACCTTGAACACCAACAATAAACTCATGAAGTCTTGCATCTCCTCTTATTGTGACTGTTCCCAATAAAACATCTGCAAAAATTGTACCACTTACTACAGGTACATTTACTGTAATAACAGGTGTGACAGAATTAATAGAGCCGGTTAGTTCAAAGCCTACCGGTACAAAAGAAGCGTTTCCTGTAATACTGCCCAAACCTGCAAAAGGTGATTGAGCAAAAGCTGTTATTCCAAACATATTTTATTATCTCCATGGCGTACCTTCTATCCAAGTCACCAATGAATGTCTTGTTCCTGAAGTGACAGGTGTCACACGATGTTGTAAAAAAGAGGGAAATATAACTACAGTACCTTGCTGTCTTAATAAATGCTTAGGTAAATTTAACTCTCTTTCAAAAATTTCTAAATCTCCTCCGTCATAATGGTCCTCATGCGAAAGTTGTATTGTGACACTTAACTTTCTATCGAAAGCCATACGTTTTTTTACAACTTCTAAAGGTGCAAAATCTGTATCCATATGCCATATGTAATGCTGTCCTTCTTGATATTCTGTATGTTGTATCTCATTACAACCACCAGAAATGTCTATACCAAAATTTGTTCTATTACAGCCCACAACATAAGGCATTATTATATTTATTATTTTATCCCAAAGCTGTGGAACTTCTGGAGTGACCCAACGTATAGTTGAATTTCTAGTGTTAGTTTCTTTTATTCCATCTGTTCCTGACCCTATTTCTCCATCTGTAGATGGAACTTTATTTATTATTTCTTCATTTAATTCGTCACATAAATCACGAGGCAAACCTTGCTCTCCATAAAACATTCCTACTTTCCCAAACATATTTAACCCCGTTTATTTTGGCTGTCCTATAAATTCTCTTCCGTCTAATTTATATTCTGAGCCTTTTTTACAATAATGTATAAAGCACATATTAACATATCCTTTATCTAATTTTTCTCTCCAATGTTCAAGCTCTGTGCCTGAATAAACTATAGCGTCACCTGCACTCATAGTTATGCTATGTGTATTATCTGACTTATCTTTTATAAATATTTCCCACTTTTCTCCACCCAGACAAATAGTAGCAGAAACTTGAAGTGCAGGTCTGTCTTTATGTTTTCCTAAACTACTTCCTTCAGTATATTTTCTACAAAAAGAATTTGTATAATCTAACTCTTGTTGTGAAATCTTTTCTATAAAATCTTTTTTCTTTTTTAACAAAGCCTCTCCAACACTATAGGCATAACTATGCAAATCTCTATTAGCAAATCCCATTTTTTTATCTATCTTTCCAAACTTTCCATAAAGAGCAGAAGCTACATTAGGTTTTGTTAAGCTAGTTGGTATTGTATTTTCAAAATATTTTTCTATATATTCTGCTTTAGCGTAATGTATTTCATAGCTTTCGTTAACTAATTCTACAACTTCTTTAGATAAAAAATTCTTAACTAAAACAAATCCTTGCTCTTGAAATCTGTTTTGTAAAAAATTAATTTTTTCTTTTTCTATAGTATCGAAAAACTTATTATCAGCTTTTTCTACTGCTTTTAAAAAATTACGCTCCATCTATTCTATATCTTATATAACCTTTAACTTGTTTTACTTCTAGCGTTTCACAGTCATAAACTATTCCATAACACCATATATCATCTTTTAGTTTTTCATCAGGTATAGGAAAAGTATGTCCATATTTTTCACACCAAGGACGAAATATTTCTTCAGTTGCAAATAAAAATACATCTCTTTCTTGAGACTTACTGCCATCTTCATGGTAAATATCAGCAAAAAAATACCAATAAGGGTTTATATCTTCAGGCAAACCTTCAGGTTTAAGAATGTTTTCAGTTTGTTTTATCCCATAATAAACAACCTTTAACATACGTTCTTTGGTTTCTAAATCGTATTTTAGTCCATACCAAGGACACCATGTATGAGTGCTAGGGTCTATACCATAACTTTGTAAAAGATAAGGACTAGGCTCTCTTTCTACATGATACATACTAATAGAATTAGTATTTTTGTATGGAGGTCTTAAAGGTGCACCATCAGGAGCATAGTAGTTTCCTATAACATTTAAAACGCCAGACTCCCATATTTCTTCTTCTTTGGGAAACGCAGCTTTTACTTTTTCTAAAAGAGCCGGACCCTCTCCTGTTGCAATATTCCAATCTTTTCTTACAAGTTTTTGATTAACATATACTTCATCATATATATCTGTTCTGTATAAAAAAGAGTCATTTCTTCCTATAGCATGACTATACGCTTCAGCTTCTTTATGCCAACGTTCTAAAGTTTCTGCTCCTTCTTTATCAAAGTTTCCAAATTCATCAACAAGTAAAGCTGAGTCTTGTTTACTCCATTCAATAACATAATTTATGTCTTTATGATTATATGAGCCTTCAAACCTTAAACGATTAAATTCTTTTCCAAATTCATCTACATCTTTCCTTATACTTGCTACCATTTTGTTATTATAACAATATCATTAAGTAATTGTTAAAGTGTTAGTTGTACTGCCGGTAGAAGGAAAATTTCCACTAGGTGTTGGACCAAAAGGATATCTATTAGTTGGTGCCCATGCAGGTTGACCTGACCAAGAAAAAGTAGCACTAGCACTTCCACCAAATTGAAAAGGACCCATATAACTAGAAAATGTTGATGATGACCTATTGTAAGTCACATTATATGCAGGATTAGATATGTTTATAGATGTCCAACCTGCATTAGTAAAGGTTGCAGGATATGTTCCTCCTGCAGGAAGATGGGTGTGTCGAAATCTCATTGTTAAATCAGAAAGTGCCCATGGTCCTGAGCCACTTCCGGTTGGTGAGTTTGACCTACAATATATACCATATAGGCTCAATAATGGATTAGAAGTTCTTGTGCCTCCTGCGACATTATATAATCCTGTAGCAAACCCACCCGGATACATTAGAGGCATACGTCCCATTGCGTTTTCACTCGCATCGTTTCCTGTGCCCGGAAATGGTGCTACACCTACATATCCATATCCCCAATAATAATTAGCAGCAGCAGGTGATGCCGGTGCTGCTGCTGTAGTTTGCAGTTCATATCCTATAGTAAAAGTCAGTTGATTACTAAATCCGGTTTTATTTCTCCATTGTGCAAAATTTACAGATGTAGTTCCGGGTGTATACTGATAAGCCATTTGTTTAACTTCAGTATTATTTAAAGAAACAGTTGTAGTAGCACCCAAACCTCTTTCTGTATTCATCTGAGACATTGAAACTGAACTTGAAGGAAACGCCATTACTTATCCTCTAATTCTTTTACTTTAGCTGTAAGAGTTTCTATTTGTTCTTGTTGTTCTTTTATAGCTTCTACCAATAAACCTACTGTGTTGCCATAACGAATAGCTAGATGTTCTTCAGACTCTTCTTCATTTATTTCATCACCTATAGTTTTAGATGTATATACAGCTTCTGGTAAAACTTTTTCTAAATCTTGAGCTATCAGCCCTGTACTTTTTGAGCCATCTTTCTTGTAGTTAAAAGTGACTCCTTTTAGGTCTTTTATTTTGTCAATAGGATTTTCTATAACTTCTATATTTTCTTTTAACCTTTCATCTGAGATTGAGCCATAAGCTGTTATGTTTCCTGTAGCAATACAATTTGTACCATCTATTTGAAAATTATTAGTACCACTTGCATTTCTAAAAATATGAGAAGCACTTTGATAATATATATGACCTGAGTGTGCTTGTATTTTTCTAGCTTTTTCTCCTGTCCAAGTTCCGTCTGTAAAAACAATGTCTGTATTTGCGTTCATGGCTAAACCTGTACCAATCCCCCAATAACCACTTGTTGCAGATAAATAAGCTCCTGAGCTCCAAGGTGCTGCTGTACTACCTGCAGCTACTCCACTTTTATAATAAAAATTTAAAGCATCGTTTAACTTATAAATTTGAAAATTACTTCCTGCATCTGAACTTATCCAATTAGTACCATTATGGTAAGCATCAAAACTTATAGATACATTATCATGTGCATAAGGAAGAATTTGCATTAATGGGTGGTCATCACTTGTTGTTGTAAACTGCACATGAGGTCCTGCACCAAAGTTTGAGTCAGACCCTTCTATAGCAAGTTTAGCTGCACCTACTCCTCCATGTGGTACTGTATCTGTTCCTAGTCCTAAACCATTATCTCCATTTGGAGTTGTTATATTATTATTAGCATCTTCTACGACAGCTTTACTTGCAGGTAGTGTACAAAATACATCTTTAGTTCCTGCAGAAAAATTGACTGCAGAGTCAGAATTAGAACTACTAATAACTGTAGTCCTTGCTAAAGTGTCTGGAGTTGCATCTGTTATAGTTCCTAAACCAACTTCAAACTCGTCTAAACTTTGATGAACGATAGCATAGTAAGTTGTATTGGAATTACCAATACCTGCAACAAATGACTCGAAACCTGTTTCAGCACCTGCTAAGTTTACTGTGCCTGTTCCTGTAGTTGTTGTTGTTTCTTTAACTCTATCGTTAAGAACAAATGCCATTAAGCTATTCTAATAATTGCGTTTGAAGCGTCAGGTGTTGGAAATTGTATTGTAAAGTCACCATTAGTAGAACTTTTATCTCCACCAAAAGCTAATACACATACAGCTTTATTACTATTAGTGCTGTTATAAATTAAAGCACCATTAGCAGTTATTGTAGAACTACTAAAAGTTAAATCAGCAAAATCAGTAAATGCAGTTGTTCCACTTGAGGTTGGTGTCACATTTGTTAATGCTCCTCCACCAGAAGTATAACCTGTACCAGAAACTTCATTAGTTGCTGAAAAAGCAGTTGTAGCTGCACCAAGTGTAGCCGAGCTTGTGTACAAAGCTAACTTAAAAGCATTACCACTACTGTTTGTAAAATTGTGCGTACCTGTCATAAGTTCAACTTTAAACGAAGTACACATTGCTTGAGAAATTGCCATTACAGCCTCCTTATAATTTCAGCCATATCTTTATGACCTTGTTTTTCTAATAAACCTGCAACTGTACTTCTATCACTAGCTACTGCTTGTTTTAGATAGTGCAGGATAACTTGTTGTATAGAGTCTCTAAATGCTTCAGCTTGAGCCTTAACCATAGGGTCTGCTGTGTCACTTATTGAAACTAACCTTTCAACAATTCTATCTGTCCAATACTCAGGACTTAAACCTTTATTTTCTGTTGTTTGTACTCCAACAGTACCTGTAGTTGTTTCTATATCAACTGTAAACATTATGTCCTCTTCTGTCTTAACATACCCTCAGCATAGGTATCTATAGTATTGTCTGCTTCCCCTAAGTTTTTCAATCTAGATATAGCTTGAAAATATCTTTTTTCATATTCAGCTAACATATCTTGTGCTCCTTTCATGTACACATAACCCTCTATTAAACAACCATATAACAAAGCATTTGTTGCATTGACTGATAACCACGTTGTTCCACTCTCTGCTCCTGCTGTTATAGAAGCAGGTTTGTAAAAATAATGTAGCTCTACTGTTAAATTTAAATTAGGTGTTGGTGCAAGAATAAAACTATCATCATCATAGAGAGCATAATGTTGTGGTGTCGCTGTTAATGTTCTGTCTGGATATGCTTCTCTAATAAAATTTACATCACGAAAATATAAAAAGTTTTGAGATTGTCCATTTAAAACAGCTAAAGAAAAATTATCTAAAAAGTCTGAAGGAGTTGATAAGTATTCATTACCTGCACTTAATTGACCGGTGACATTCTTTCTAAAGTTTGGAAGTTTTACAGATTTAACAATCCTTTCTTCTGCTTGTTTAATAATGTCAGGCAAATTAGAAACAAACGAAGTTTCGTTGTTTTCTAAATAATTCTGTATTAAAGATTTTAATTCGCTATATGTCATGGTGTATTTGCTTGTCCTCCCATACCACTATGATTGGTACAGTAATAATAAAGAGTAGGTGCTCCAACAGCTACAGTTATTTGTGTGTATGCTCCTGCATTACCCGGAGTTCCATTTGTTGTCACGCCTGTTGTATATTCAGTTCCTCCTCCATGAGTTCCATCAGAAGTTGTAGAAAACCTTAATGGGTGAGTTCCATTACTAGCATTACCTTGGTCAAACCTATAAGTCTTACCTTCTTCTAAAGTCAATGTAGGCTGTCTAACAGAGTCAATGTAATAACGATTGCCTCCACCATATGCTTGTACTGTGACTACATAGTTTGTTATTGCTAAGGCACTAACAGCATTTAAGTATGATGTTAATTGGTTTTGAGTTAATTGAACAGATACATTAGCCGGACTAGGTGAAGGACTAGGACTTGGCGAAGGACTAGGACTAGGACTAGGACTAGGCACATTAGTTGTTGTTATTGTGCTAAAACCTATTCCTCCTCTTATAACCATGCCTGTACTGTTCAATGGATTAAATCCAAAATAACTTGTAGAGGCTGCCTCTCCTGTGTCAGGTCTAGGATTATACAAACTTATATTATCTGAAGTATCAACCTCTCCTATTCTATATTGAGGTTGGTCAGGGTCTATACAAGACGGACATATTCTACTGCCTGTTTTCTTTTGGTCTTGTACTTCGTATTTTAAATCTTTAAGTTTGTAGGTAAAGCCACATCTATCACAGATACCAATTGCTTTTTTACCTGCTGCATATGCCATGGTTAATAACTATTAGTATTAGGTACAAATCTTATAGCAGCTCTTTCTCTATCTGCTTCTGATACTTCTTTCCAAAGTTCATCATACCTTTGCTTTATCATAGGTATTCGACTTTGTGATTGGTCATTCTTACAAGCTATGTTGTATGCCAAAGCATAAGTTAAACATGGTAAATATCTAGCAGGAACATCTGGATTTACACTTGCATTACCACCTGCATCTTCAATTCTTTTTATGTAATCATATATCAAAGTATAGGTTTGCTTTGAGTCAGGTGTTGCCCAAACTCCTATCTTCAATGTCAATCCTTTATCAACATAATATTGTGTTGGCTTAGATTGTAAAAGTTTTTTAGCTTGATGATTGTATTCAGTTCTACTTATCCTTGTAAGTCGTTGGTCAAATTGGTCTGATACATCTCCTGCATCAGTTCTGATTACAGCATCAACTATTTCTAATGCTGTACTTTCTGCATCATATAAGTTCGTACCTGCAGTCAAAGTTATACTGCCTTGTTCTACTTTCCAAAGATTGAGTCCTTTGTTTTGCCATTCTAAAAAGATTAAATCCAATGCACGTTTAGCTGTGTTGTAATCTCCACCTGACATCATAGATAAACCACAGAGGTCAAATGCCTCTTCCATAAGTTCTGTAATATCTAAATTAAATCCGTAAGTTCCACTAGTCGCCATATCTAACTCTTATTACTGTTATGTCTCCTCGCTTTTCTTGGGTTATGATTTTTTGTTTTTTTTTACCAGACTTTTCAATCTGTTCTTGCATATTAGTTCTAGCTATCGTCATCTGTACCTCGCTGTTTTTTTTGCAATGTTCTTTGGTTGTTTAACAAACTGTTTGCCTTTTTTAGTTCCTTTTCTTTTAGCTCTTGTAGTAGCTGCATATTCTGCAGAAGATAAAGCTTTGATTGCTTTTTCCGGTAGATAACGCTCTCCTGTTTTGCCCGAAGGTTTACCAGACTTTGTTCTCCATTTTTGTTTAGTCCAATTCTTTAAAGACCTTTGTGACTTTTTAAGAGGCATTACTTTCC